GTATCCTTTCACAGTTAAAAAGAAAATAGGGTATGGTAGATTGAAGAATGCAGCGTATGGTGAATTTTCACCCTGCTCAAATAAAGTTCTTCCCTGAACGTCAACCATATCAATGGTTACCTGAGGGATGTAGGCTTGATTCAATTTTATAGAAATAGATTTGATTCCAAATCCCTGTGAATCCACCTGTAAATCTTGTCTTTGTCTTCTAATAAATTGTTTTGAGTTAGTTATACTTTCTTGTGTTTGACCTCTTCCTTGACCTTCTCTAGATCCCTGTCCTGTCACTTGATCAGACCAACTGGTATCAAGAGCATTAGTAGAATTTTGAGGGTTTAAAAAATCGATTCCGTAGTTGTCAGGACTTCTGAATTCTGCAACGGTAGTATTTTGAATCACATTATCCAAATCGGCGCCAACTGCTAATTTTGTTCGAGGAAGAACTCTTGCTTGTAAATTAGCATAATAAACCAAATCTTCGTGATCAACAAGTCTTTCTTGCACACTACCATCGGGTAAAACAACCTTGTTAGGATCAACCAAGATAATGTTTTGGTAATCCTCTTCAACATAAATGTTTTTAGAACCGTATCTATTATCTGCCATAATACAGGAAATGGTTATCTAATGCCGATTTATAATCTTGTAAAGACGCAACTAACGGAAATGGTATAACCAATTTTGTATTGTCAGGAATATTTTGTTCCAACCCACCGTAGTTAGGATTTGCAATCATAATTAACCAACCAAAGTATGGTGTACCGTAATATTCTTGGCTAATCTTGTCGAATCTACTTCTACCCTGTCGATATATAAATCTTTTGTCTGTAGGTTTTGTAGGCAAAGTTACATAAGGGACAACTGTCTGTTCTCCGTTCAATAAAAAGTTTTGATATCTATTGTAGTATTGCATTAGTTAAATTTAACTTTTTGATTGTAATCGGTTTTTGGACCCTGATTTTTGTTAGCATATAACACTTGAATCTTTTCACCTATCGTAGGATTGTCAACTTTACTAAAATCGAAGTTTCTTTGTTTATCCGCCAAATTCTTTCCGTAATTTGATGAAAAAGTTTTTTCATAATATTTTTGTTTGAAGTCCACAAAATATTTGTCTGAAACTTTTTTAGAATCTATATAATCTTGTTTTAAATTGTTAGTCACATTTCTAAGATAATCAACCATAGATTCAAGTGTACCTCCTCTTGTCAACTTAATCAAAAATTCTTCACTGTTTTCCACAATCTCTTTTGCAAAAATCATAAAAAATCTAACTTGAGCAGGTGTACTAATACTTGGATCTAAACAATCAAAAGTGAATGAATCGTTGAAGTCGTCTAAATCAATTTGGTATTGAATCAAACTAGTAGCAAACGATGTCAAATCGTTTCCTACGGTTGTATAGTCATCAGATAACTCAGCTAAAGTATTAGCTGCAGTTGATGTTGGAGCAACTTGTGTTGTACCAGTCAATGAATAAACCACAGGACTACCTTTAACCAAAATGTATCCGTCAGACCCTGTATTCGCACCTTCACTTTCATTTAAAACAAGATTTGTCTTGTCAATATACCTAACCAAGTCCTGTTCTGCGATTACCATCGTTTGAATCGCACTATCAAAAAATTGTTGATAATCTGTTCTCTTGGCAACAATCAAATCAGTAATAGTTCTCTTGAAAGATTTGATATCAATCTCTTTGAAGTTTTGATTATTGAAGTCACTACCTAAATAAGGATTTGTGTTGTTTTCAACATCCTGCACCGCCAATTGAAATAACTTTTGAATTTTTGTTTCTAAGTTTTCAGGTTTACCAAACAATGGTGGACTCACTAATATAGATCCACCACCAAAAGTACCACCCGTATACGATCTCAACGATGTAAACATTCTTAAACCACCAACATAATAGTTGTTGTTTACCTCCTCTAACTGACCCAATATTGTTCCTGTGGTGTTTTTTGTTGTGTTAAGTAAGTCTGCAAAAAATTGTTTATAATTGATTTGACCTGTAACAGAATCAATCGTTGAACCAGTACTGGCACCTGATATAACTTCAGAAGTTACTGCACCAATAGTATTTCCACCTTCTCTACCTTGTTGATTTCTTACATCAGAAGATGAAAATCCGATAATATTTTCAATCGCCTGTAATACCTGAGAATTATACTTTTGTTTTACGTCTTCAGTTACGTCAGCCCTCTCATCATACATTTCGGTATTGGCATAATAATTAAAGGATAATGCGTTTTGTAATTTAGCGACAGGCTCTTTTAGTCCTTGTCCTCCAATAAACTTAAAAGACAAACTTACTTTAGCCAACATCGGTTGAACTCCAATACCTTCGGGATTCAAATCTAACATAAATGGTTCGTATCTAATATCTAAACTATCTATGATAATTTTGGTATGGTAAAAATCACCAACTCGTAATATACAAACCGGTGGAGCACCAAAAGCCGTGTTAAATGCGTCATTGTATACCTTTGTAACTCTTCCAGATTCATCCTTTTGGATTGTCGGAATAGTGTCACCAGGTCTCATACACTGTTGAAGGAACGTTAATCTTGAGTTTAATCCTTCTGGTGTTATTGAGTGGAAGGCAGGTTGAAAGTATTTAATCTTTTCTTTAATACTATTGTATAAGAACGGAGAATCCTCCTTCATTAATTCAAAGTAACTACACTCACTCAATATTCTTCTCAACACTCTTTTTGCAATATCAGGCTTGACGTTTGTTTGTAGAAAAGTCTGTTGTGTCTGTGGTGTGTTTGGTACATCCTGATTTAATTCTGAAATAATTTCAGGGTCAGGTGCAGGTTGTTCATTAACAGGTGGTGTAACCGCAATATTTGATATAAATGCTCTTCTACATCCCATAGCTTGAACGGAATACACATTATCAGGTTCAGGTAAATTTTGTGAACAATCCGTACCACCAACTTGAGTCAACTCACCTGTGGCATTCATATTAATGTTTAATTTACCTTCGTTATTCCATTGTTGGAATGACTTGGTATCAGGACCTAAATTGTAACCTAAAATATATTTTTTGACACTATCAGCTCGTCTTTCAGAAAGTTTTTGGTTTGCACTTACATTACCAGGTGAAGAAGCCGAAGAGGCAATGGACAGATTGATAGTTGCACCTTGGTTTAGTTCTTTTGAAAGTTGTATCAGAAAATTGTTGGTATTATCAAAACTACCTTTTATTTCAGTATTAAAAAAGTTTTGTATTGGCTGTTTTTGAGATTCGCTTGGTTCAGAAGTATATGTTGTTCCTTGTAATGCTATGTAAGTATTGTAATATACATTAAATGCATTTGGCGCTATCGACGTGTTGGTTGGAGATTTTGGTTGTGCTTGATCATAATAAAAGGCCAAGTTAGTAAACTGACTCAATTGACTAGTAAAAGAAGACTGAGCGGTTTGAGGGTTTGCCTGTGGTATTTCATTGACCGCCTCTTCGTAGTCAGACAAACTCTGAGTTGTTTCAACAATTTCATAAATATCTTTTAGTGAAAACTGAGGAAACTTTGCTGCTAATTCATAGATATCATATGTCAAACAACCAGCGAAGAAGGAGTCCATAATTTTTGTAACTTTCGAGTCAGGTGTAATTTTTTCTAATTCCCTGTCTACAATCAAATTCATAATTGACGGATTGTCCACCAAAATAGTCCAAGATATATTACCAGTTCGTGTCGTATTATTATATGTATATATTGGTTCGGGTCTACCTAAAAATGACGTGTCAGTCCAACGTGCTGAAACTTGTTCTGAAACGTTTAAATCATACGGTGGAAACCACATAATTCTTCCACCATTCGGTCCTTTTTCACAAGTAGGTAAATCTTCAAATGTAAATCCATCACGATTAGAAGTTCTCCAAGCTAAGTTTTCTAATGAAAACATATATTTTTTTACTCTACCATTTTGTACATCCAAAGTAGTAGACTCATTTCCAGATGTAGGAGCAATGTTTAAATTATATGTGTTTGATAAAACGGAGTAATCAAAGTCCCTAATGTTACCACGACTTTTTTGTAAATCAGCGTTTGTATAGTAAGGTATGTCTTTTGCAAAAACCCGACAGTATTCAAACCCAACTTCATATCCATTGTCTTGACTATAACGAATCACCCTCGAACCTTTGGTAAGTTCTTTATAACCATCATTAAACACTTTAGAAACCTGATTGATGGCATTTCCTACGTGTTGTAATCGAGCATCACCCTGTAATCTTTCTGCCGCATCAATGAGATTCTGAGTGTCGTAAAGAATAGAACCCTCTCTGAAGTTTTCAGAATAATTAGTTGACTGTCCTGCCTGAAATGTTGCAGCAACTTGGTTAAATTCACCATCTTCACCTTCAGGTTTACCTCCCTGACCTAATCGAATACCGATAGGAGAATTTTGTTGGCTTATCCAAGTAAATCCACCCTGTAGTCCACCATCATCATAAAGTGCAGTGGTATTTAAACCAAACCCAAATTGTTGGTTGTTTTCATATAACTTACCAAGTTCACCATAACCTCTGACAGCAGTCTGAATCTTATTACCGTCTTTATCTTGTGGTAATTCGTTGTTTGGTGATACAATATCAATCGGATCAGAAGTTCTACTACCAACGTAGTAATTTCCTGTAGGTGCAGCTAAATTAATTTGACCAATAAAATTACCCTTATAATCAGGTCTGTAATCATTGAATGTTAAATTTCTGAACAATGATTGTCTTGTTCCACCACCACTATTAGCTAAAAATATATCAGAAGAACTTTTGTTTTCAGGTAACTTTAAAGTACCCTTTTTGTCAAATTTACCAAGTAACTTGTTTGCCGCTTGGTTTAGAAAACTTTTTTTATCTTCGGCCGCAAAGTAATCACCAGGTATCCAAGAAAATGGAGAGTAAACACCGGTAATTCTACTGATGAAATTTAAACCCTTACCTATAATACTTGATGGTACTGATATCTGCCAGTTCGGTTCTATAAGTGGTACTCTACCTGTTAGAACACCTAAAGGACCATATGCGGGATTATTACCTGGTAGAAAGTTAGCTCTACCCAAAGTTTCTTCATACGTTTCTTGTGCAATTCTTGCTAAAAACTCTCTCTTAAGACTGGCAGCGGCAATTTGAGCAAGTTCAGAATCTTGTGATACTAATCCATCTGAACCTAATGGGTCAATTTGTAATAAAATATTACCGGGTGAGTATGTTGACGCAACAAACTTATAATAGGTGTCTCTTACACCAATTATCCTTTGAACATCATTAATTGAAATTAAATCATTAAAACCATCTGAAGGTCCGTATACGTTTTGAATAAACGCATCTTTTTGGGACTGAGGTATCGTTTTAGACGGTGAAGATGCAGCATAATCATACTCACCTAAGTTTGCAGTAGTCTGTTGATTAATATTAATATCAACAAAACTATTATAGCCACCTTCAGGTCCAAACTCATTAATTTTATATAAGTTTTTAGCTTCTACTCTACCAGTATCTTCTAAACTTGGAGTATCGACAACTGAGTAATCGTTAACATTATATTCTGTGGTTCCCGCATTTGAATTTGCAGTAAAGTTTCCATTTCCGTAAGCCTTTAAGTTTCTTACGAGTAATTTCTTTCTGAATCCTTCTGTTGAATTAAATGATAGAGGACTTGACATCTATGCGGTTTTATTGATAAATAGATACTCATCCAATTTTTTAAGCAGTTCCCAATTGTTCTTTGAAACTCTTGCTGAACAAATTCTTGATACCTGATTGAAAATCAGGATCACGTAACAACATATCACCGATAGTTCCAGGTTGAATTCCATTTATTTGAATGGTACCACCTACTCTTACTTCCGCTGCGTTTGCAAACTCTAATTTTTGTATTTGTGATTGTCCTTTGTCAAATAAATTTGTACCCGCAATCACAGTATCTTTATCATTGAGTTTAAACGTACCTTGTGGTGCTGAAAGTACTGTATTTGATGATGGTCCCATCAGAACGTCACCTCCTTCACGAATTGGATTTGGTAATAACCCTTCCCTGAGTCTGTCAGCCATACCTTTCACTGCCTTGTTGAAAAGATCTGCTGCCCCTGTGGTTTCTGCAAGTTTTAATCCCATATCTCCAATAGCTTTAGTTGCCCCAGCAAAATTACCTTCTCCTAATTCTTTTAATACATCATTAAAGCCTGAGGTAAGTGCTTCGGTCGTTTCAGAAAGTGCTCTTTGATACTCAGGTTCCTCAGCAACACCTTTTACCTTACTTGCAGCATCTTCAATACCTTTTTGAAACCCTTCTGCCGCTTTTTTACCTAACTCCTGAAAGTTTGGTTGACCCACTGTTAGGTTTTTTAGTCCCGATAAACTGTTTTCTATTTTTTGTAAAACTGACAATTGGCTTTCTGATATCTGTCTATCAGACATTTGAGTACTTTTTTGATACTCTTCAAGAGCCTTGAACTCTGTACTATTTTTATCTTGTAACTTGGAGAAATCAGTGATGGCCTTATCCATCGTGGGTAGTTTTATTTGAACCTGTCCGTCTTTAATTTCACCTAAGTTTGCAACTAATTGTTGAGTTTCTTCGTCTAATCCTGAAAATCTTATCCTTGATAAAATTTCCGTTTCTTTGGCGGCCTTTACCGCAGTGTTAGCTAATTCTTCATAAGATATTCCGAGTGCCTGTGCTTGTGCCCTTAAACGGTACATTTCTGTACCGGATATTTTAAATGACCCGGTTTCTTTGTTGAACATAACAGACGACTTAGCTGCCTGTACTACCGCCTCTTGAAGACCCTCCATATCATTCTGAGCCATATACATTAGCTTGAATGGGTCTCCAAGATCTCCTATGGCTCCTCCTAACATTTGGAAGTTTGCAGCCAGCTCTATTGCATCTTCGGGATTCAATAATTTTTCAGCCAATTTTGTGGTCTGAGCCATATCAATCCTGAGTGCCTGTGATCTTGCAACCATTTTGGTAAATCCTTCTACACCATTTTTAAATCCATATGAGTTTACTAAAGTTAAGTTTTTAGCTACAGTACTCATAAACTGTCCCACATTTAGACCGTACTTACGTGCCTCTGCAGCCATACCCGACATACTCTCTAAAGCAGTATCTGTAGACTGACCCAAATCAGCAAAAGCCAGAACTATACTACCAACATCTTTTGCTGCCACACCAGTTGCCTTTGAAAATTCAACGGCAGCTATAACCTCAGCTTCAGTTAGACTAAGTGCTTTTTGTTGTTGTTGTGCAATTTCCTGTTGTATAGATAAAACATCTTCATATGATGCTCCTATATTAATAGTTTCCATATAGGCAGCAACTGAAGCTTTTTGTAGTGCATCCGCACTTGCACCAAACATTCCTGAAATACTTCTTGTGGTTTTTTTGGTGAGATCTTCAATTTGAGCATATCTGATGGCTAACCTATTAGGACTTAGAGCCTCCGCAGCAGCATCCTTGAAGTCCGTTAGTAAGTCACCTAACCCTTTAATTGAAGTTTTAGTACCTTCAGCTTCTTGTAAGAACATCTAATTTTTTTACAATAAATACCTGTTTATTATTTTTGTGTCTTTTCTAACTCACTAATCAACTTGTCAATAAAATATTTTCTTTCAAAAGTTGGCATATTCAAGACCTCTGTATAGGAAAAACCTATCAGTTTTGTCAAATAATAAATTTCGTCTAAAATATCTTTTCTATTAGAAATAGAAAGGCCGAAAAAATTCAGCCCCAAACCCTATCGAAACTTCGAGGGTATCTCCTGACGGGGCTGTTACTTTTCTTGTTAAATCCAACTTAGGTTCACACTGAGCAATGAAAGTTCTTACGTGTTTGGAATCCGCTATCGGCATTTGATTGATAAATGAAGAAATTTTTTCTCTGGTTCTATCTCCATCTATCTCAACAATCATCATTTCCAATCTTTTGGTAATTACAGGTACAGTCATTCCATTCGGGTATGACTTTGTCATTTTTTCAATTTCTCTTTGATCCGCCATAGTCAAAACCTTACATTTGACACTCACATTTGATTTTGGCAATTGGGTAGTAAATAATCCTTCTTCATTAGGTTCGTGAATTGGTTTGTCGATATCCAGCTCATCCAATCTTACAATAGCATCAAAGTCTTTTCCGGTCTTGGGATCTTTGATAATAAACGTATAGTCAGGTCCAAATGCAGTATTTCTTAAAAAAATGAGAATTGCTTGAACGTCCCCGTCTATTAATTCATCAACATTGAATCCAGGTTCATATATTTTACTTCTCAATAAATTTGAAATAATCATATCTGAATTAACTTGACCTATAAGGATGTTCTCATCCTGAGCAGTTAAATACCCGACTTTTAATGCCGATTTTTTATTCTTGTATAATTTACCTTTTGAAGGCAACTCTACCACATCGTGTGGTAGATTAAAGTCAGATTGTCCGTATTGTTGTGATGTATCCATAAAAAAAATTAACCATAGGGGTTACCTATGGTTAAATATAATACAGACTTATTTTTAATAAAGATTTCTTAGTAAACTAAGATACATCTATCGGGACGAAGTGTTGCAGTGATTGTAGCCAACCCGTCTTCACTATAACCTAAAGAATCAAAGTTCACATCGGTTAAGAAAGTACCTTGTAGAATCCACTTTTCAACCGCTACACCCGTTGGGTCAAGTAATTCTAAGTCTAAATCTTTTTTATAACCCGCAGCATATCCCATACGACCAGTTACAGATTCTGCGTGTAGACGTACCCATTCCATAAGTGCCTGAGCCGCAGATGGTCCGATTGGATCACGGAAAGTTACGTTAATTGTATTCCAAACAAATCTACCAGCAACATAGGTAGATGTGTTCAAGAATGGAATTTCAGTAGCTCCAATGGTTACTGAAGGTCTTGATGTAGATTCTACATACCAAGAGTTGATACCCAACGAAGATGGAAACGATAATATAAATCTATTTTTCCTTTTAGGTTCGTAAGGTATGGGCATTTTCATTAATAAGTCCGCCATTGTTGTATTTTTTTTCTTTTATTTGTTTATAAATATATCGTAAAAAGTTTTTCTATTTACTTTAAATTTGATTTTGTTTATTACTCTATAACTATCTAGAGTTTTTATACTTCTATTTTTTCTCCTCCTTTAGTTAAATATGTTTTTACTGGATTTTCTTTTCCATATTCTTTTTTTAGAAAGCTTTTAATAGATTCTATATTTCTGGGATCGTCATCTGAAAAACCGATCTGTGGTACAAATTTGTTTTTTACATCATTTTTGAAAAAAACTTTTCCTTGACCAAGTTTTTCTGACATATTTCGAACGTAATCAATAAATTCTCTTAGTGCTTTAATTTTTCCTTCTTCAGGACTTGCAGCACTACCTTCACCATAAGTTACAGGGTAGAATTTTAAAAATTCCAAGTATTGTTGTATTATTTCTTCATCTGATATTGTGTCTTCATTTGCAAACTCACGATACCTTTTCAGATTTCTTACAAGTTCTTCTTTGTTAATCCCACCGAATCCATTAATGATATAATTGTAGACACCTTGTTTAAGTGTTTCAGGGTTGTGACCTCTAGCTGTGATAATTGAAAAAATAGATCCTCCATTTACCGCTTCTCTAAAATCATCCCAAGACGGTCCAAGTTTTGCCAACATCGCATCGACAATAAAATTTTTATCACCCTGTTCCGTAAAGTGTCTGTAAGGGTTTGGTGCATAACCAATAATCATTTTACCCTTATATTCAAAAGGTTTTTTTCCGATGTCGTTTCTGTGTTCTGCAAAATCTTCTGTAGACATACCTATCTCTTCCTCTTTGTCTGTTAAGACAACAATTTGAGTTGGCATTGTGACGATGTTATCATCCCAATCAAAAGCATAGTATTTCATATCAGGACTACCCTCTTGGGTAAATCCTTCAGATAAAAAACGTTCCTTAAGAACACTTTTAACTGTTTTACGTAAAGACATTTGTTAATCGTTAGTATACAACTTATCAATCAATCTTTCTAATTGAGTTTCGTTAATTACGATATTCTGAGGTTTTTCAGAAAATGTTTTTACACCATTAGAGTCCTTACTTAAAGACTCCAACAAAGTTTTTTTATTAAATTCCATACTAATAAATATTAAAAAGGCTAAAAAGGTGATCTTATGACCACCTTTTATTTTTATTATCACACATCTTCAAAAGATGCTCCTGTTGGAGTGATCAAGAATTCAATGTCGATGAATTCGAGAGCTCTCGTTGGTTTCAGATAAATTTTACCAACAAGTTGGTTTGCATCCAAGTCTTCAGGTGAACTTGAGACCGTCACACGGAAGTCAATTAATCCTCTATCTCTTCTGATTGAGTCAAGAATAGGGTTAACCGAATCCAAGAACTGTTGACGAACTTGATCGTCATTTTGTTCAAATAGTAATCTAACAGCCACTGAAGATATCAACTTACGTGCTTGTAGTAGCAATCTCCTTACGTTTATTCTATCAAGAGCAGACTCTCTAATTTGAGTTGTTTTGTTACCCCAAATAACGGTACCAACATCTGAGAAGGTTGCAATCGGGTTAATTCTACCAACATATAAAGTATCTCTATCTTCTTGAGTCAATTTCTTACGTGCTTTAACCGCATTTACCAAACCTCTTGTGTAACCCGCAGTTGCGAACCAAGGGAATGCAATATTATCGGTCAATGCCAAGTTTCTCACAACTTCAGAAGTCGGTGGTATGTAGATTTGAGTGTTGTTAACACCATCTCTGACCAAAATCCAAGGGTAGTAAGTCGCTGTGTAGTTCGAATCAATTCCTGACTCTTCTAAACTATCCACAATTTCTTGTGGGTAAATAAAGTCACCATCAAAGTTATTAGTATTAGGTACAAACATATTGTAGTCAGGTGCCGTCATAATATAAATTGAGTCAGCTCTATCTTGTTCAACAACATCAATTGCATTTTCAACCAAGTTCGAATTATTGATGAAATCAATACCAGGTGTAACAAATACATTGATATCAACCGCTTCAGGATTTGCAAATGTCTGTTGACCCCATAGGTAAGCGTAGAAATCGGAGTTAGCCCATTCTTGTTGGTCTGGTCCTGTAATCTGTTTGAACGCTCCCCATCCCGTTGCGTCAGGATATGAAGGACTGTATTGTGCATTTATCAAGTAACCGGTGTTACCCAAAGTGAATGAGTCGTTGTTAGAACGATACTCACGATACACATCCCATCCATCAAAACCTCCTTGTGCTAGTAATGTGAACTTTCTAGAATATAGGAAGTAGTAAGGGTTTGACTGACTTGTGGGATCCGATTGGAACGATCCTACTCCACAATCGAATGCTGTTTGACCTGAGTCAACATAAGTGGGTGCGATCGTTACTACAGTCGCGCCTGAGTCCATATGGAAACCTTTGGTAATGTACGGCCAAGGTTGAGATGTTGGTGTTGAATTAATTATTTGTTGACCTTTGTAGTTATAGAAAGATGGATCAATACCTACAGAGGTAGAAATACCTAAATATGCTCTTCTTATTTTATCACCTGAACTTCTTATTGCATTATCAGTTCCGAGTGGAGTACCAAAAGGTGGATTTGCAATGATTTGTCCTGGTGTATAGTATTGTGTTTTATAAACAGGGAATGGAGGTGTTAATCCAGCATATTCCCTCATATTGTATCCTTCAAAACCACAAGGTAGTGCATCTACAGGTGCTTCTTCATCCATTTCAACCATAATATATTTTGATTGAAGTAAGAATTCACCATTAGCTGATCCAATTTTCTTAGCTACGAAACTATTAGCAGTAGGATTAAGAGAACAATTAGTAAACTTTTCAATGACTACAGGGTTCTGATCGGTATCAAAGAAATCTCTTACGATAACATCGAATGTTCCGTTTCCAAAAGAAATATTAGCGATTGAAATTTTAACTTGTGCGTTTGCCGCGTTACCATCTGAAACCAAAATAAACTTAAACAATCGGTATACAATGTTACCACGTAATTCAGAAACTAAATAAGGTGTCTCGGGTGTTTGAAATTGTTGAAGATAATATGCGATCGATGATGAGTCATTAAAACCACGTGCTTCTCCAAGTCCTAATATATTTGAGGAAAGACCACGAATTTGTCCCTGATTGTAACCATCAACTAAGATTGAATTAAAGACCTCCTCAACAAAAAGAGGAACTTCATTTCTTGGTTTACCAAAATTAGTACCACCAAATACTTTAGTTAAGTAATTTGTGTCTGCCAAATTCATAGAGGTTTCAAAATTGAATGCCTCACCCTCAACAGTATTTCCCGAAATTACGAAAGTTTCAAATGGGTTAAGAGAAATTCCACTGTATGTTCCTGATCCAATCATAGTGACTTGTGAAGTACCTGAAACAGTATATACAGGACCACCACTTGTGTTTGTATTAATACCTCTTGAACGAAGAGTTGCTATAACTACGTTATCGTAAGTTGGATAAGTCTGACCTGAGAAATCATTTACATAGGTTTCCATTGTACCACTATACACACCACCACCTAAGGCAACGATGTCAGTTAACACTGCGCCTAAACTGTAACCTGTGTATGAACTTGGTACACCTGTTTGATAATCAAAAGTACCATACCACCAAACATCATTGGTGTTAGCTGATAATGTCATATCTTCAAAGATGTAGTTATCAACATCAAAGTATTCTGTGACACCACTAACAGTGTTAATTGAACCTCCTGTTAATGTATTGAAATCACCACCATCGAGAGCTCCCCACAAATATGCTGTGGTACCTGAATTAACAGCTGAGTTAGCAAATAAACTAATTTCGTTCAATACTGAAGTTGTGAAGTCAGCATCAATAGAAGATTCATTACCGTTATACAGAGTGTAAGGGTTATAAAAATCATCCTGAACGTCTTGAGGAAGGTTTGAAATGTCTAACGATGAAGTTGAACCTGTCTGACCAGTGAAATAAACTTCGAAAGGACCATATACTCCCAATAACTCAACGGTAGATGGGTTTAAGTTACCGATGGTTGAAATAGTCCAAGAAGGACCCGCATCGTAACCTGAAAGACCAAGCACTCTTGTTACGAATAGTTGATTAGATTGCTGAAGATAAGCCTTAGCGATATAGGCTGCTTCGTATTTTGGGATCTGAGTGTTGACAAATTTCTGTGGAGAAGTACCACCGAAAATTGCTGCAAACTCGTCAAAATTTGTTATGAATATTGGTTCAAAAGCGGGTCCTTGGAAAGTTTCACCAACGATACCTAAGGTTGTTACACCGACGCTTTGTGCCACAAAACTCAAGTCTCTTTCAGAAGTGTATACTCCAGGTGAGACAAATACTTTGTTTGATGTTGCCATTTAAATTGCGTGTTACAGTTTTTTATTTAATCATAAATATTCAGTTTTTTCCAAAAGGATTTATGCTATATTCCATATTTATTGAAAAAGCGCCTATTTTTCTGCTTTTTTTATCTTTGTTATGGAATCTATTAAAAATATTAAAATATCGGAGTCTACTCACAGATTGTTGAAAAACCACTGCAACAAAAAAGGTTACAAGATCCACAAGTATTTGGAGTTACTAATACAGGAAAACTGTAAAGAAGAAAAAGATATCTACGGGGAAGGTTAAAGGAGGAATGCTCTCACCTCAATATTGGCATACTGATCAGGTATTGATTTGACTACTTCGACTCTTACAAGGTCACCATTTGTAACCTGAATGTTATAAACATTATCACCAACATATAAGTCATTGAAATAAACGGAGAATGACTCAACATTGTTTGTATCGTTCACAATAAGGTTTGCCGTATATCTAAAGGTTTCACTAACAGTTGTGGTGTCACCTGAATACCTAAAATCTAAATCAAAATTGTCGGGACGTGGAGGTTGACCTTTTGCTCTTCTTGCTCCGGTTCTTGATGCGACTTCCACCATCGTAAATGCTCGAGAAATACCAGGTGATACTTGAAACTCTTCTTCATCGATTAAAAACCCTAACATAGTAAATGTGTAGGTTTGAACGTAATATTTTCTCTTATCAACTGACATTTCAGACTCATCACTAACATTGTCCAAAATAATTGGAACATAATGTCCCTTGATAAATGTATATGCCTGTCGTGAGGCAAATGTTTGCATTACATTTTTGTTGAAAGAATTCAATTCCCTCATTCTATTACAAACAATCTTCACGTTGTAGACGATATCTACAGGAACGGGTTGAGGTATCTTGTAGATATCAACTCCCTTTCTTGTTCCGTCCCAAGTAGGAACTTTGGCATAAATGAATTCTTTTCTGTTGGGTATGTTATAGAACAACGCTGGATTACTACCGTATTTTACCTCAGGTTGTCTGACCGTTGTAATAAAAGGAGGAAGAACATTACCATTCAAATCCTGAAAATTCCAAGTTTCAGTAAACTGAGCCCAGTTTTGTGTGGTGATTATAATATCAACAGCAGGAACAATCTTACCGTCACTATATAATTTCAGTTCGTCACGAACAAAGTCCAACATCCCCCTGTCCAAATCAGCGTGCAAAACACTTTTCGGTAAATAGGTGCCGTCCTTTTGGATAAATTCCAAAAGTTGTTCTCTTCTTGGGTATAGTTCCTTTTTTGGAACAAGAGGTAATGTGGGTTTTATTTTTTTAGGTACTGCCATTAGAATCCGTCAAATTCCGTTGCACTTACCGGTGTTGCCGTGTAAGAATAATAGAAAGATTTATAACCGCCATAGGTATGTTTGTTATCGTAGTCAGGTGTTGCAGCATCAACGACGGAAAAAAATCTCATTTCATTCTCATTGATCCAATAACCAATGTAGTCACCGAGTTTGATGTTTATTTTTAGCTCCTCCAATTCTTTATTATATACTGAGAAAGTCATATTACCTGGTTCATTTTGCAAAATTCTTGATCCGTTGATAAATTCATTGGTAGCTTCGGCAATTTTTACATAAGCCTTAAACTCCACAGGTGCTTGATATTGAATACCATCAGAGGTTACTTCACCGTAAACATCATCCTTTATTGTTCGTGCACTATCAACAGAATATAACACCAAAGTGAAATTCATATCTCCATTTAGCCACTCACGACCCATAGAGATATCCAAATTATAATCTTCACCGCCGAAGAATTTATTTAAACGAGTAATAGGATTTTTACGATTTACACTCATATTGATAAATATTGACAAATCAATTATATTTCATTAAGTAATTTTTGTGGAACAAGATCTAAACACAATATCACACATTCCCGAGGTTAGGGCTCATCGTATTTTGGAAACATACGAGGGGTCTAACAATTATATACTACGGATCCAGAAAAAATTCTTAACAAACAAAAACTTTAAGATAACTAGAAGCCAATGTGACTATGTAATAGATTATCACGAGGTTGTTCCGAAGGTGGCTCGTAAGTGGGTTGATCTTGACACATACTTCTCAAAGAAGATGATGGAGGACAAACTATACACCAAAGAACCCAAAAAAGTCTACATAGAAAAATTATTGTTGGAAAAAGATAAATCCTACCACGTTTGGGGTAAAATTTTCGAATCAGAAGAACTTCACGATTTTTGGTTACCAAAGAGTGCGATTCCTGTTAACAGAGAACGTAAGGTAGAGATTGATTATTCGAAATATTCGCAACGACCACCCCTGAACCACCAAAAGGAATCAATCGAAAAACTTGTCGGAAATGACAAATTTATTTTGGCGGACGATATGGGTCTTGGTAAAACAACATCTGCGGTGATTGCCGCATTAGAGGCAAACCTGAAAAAGGTTTTGATCGTATGTCCCGCATCACTAAAGATTAACTGGAAAAGAGAAATTGCAAACTACACCGATAAGAGTGTATCCATCGTTGAGGGAAAGATTTGGGAGTCTGCCGAATTTGTAATCATCAACTACGACATCCTGAAAAACTTTCACGACCCACAAGACAGAAAAAATTCTGTGATCCTAAACGAGGGGTTTGATTTAATTGTTGTTGATGAAGCTCACTACATCCAAAACACACAAGCAGCGAGAACCAAAATAGCAAACGATATTATTAACAAAGTCGGTAAGGTTTGGTTGTTGACGGGTACCCCGATGACTTCAAGACCTATGAACTACTACAACCTACTCAACTTGGTTGATTCACCAGTGGCCTTTAATTGGATGGGCTATGTTAGAAGATATTGTAACGGATACCAATTCACCGTTGGTAGAAAGAAAATTTGGAATGTTCAGGGGGCTTCTAATTTGGAAGAATTACGTGATAGAACAAAACCTCAGGTACTTAGAAGATTGAAAGAAGAAATTTTGGATCTTCCTGATAAGATTGTTACTCCAATTTATTTAAAACTCAAGTCACGGGATTATGAAGAACTTATGGGGGAATATTACAGGTGGTTTGATCAAGGACAAGAATCGGGTTCACTCACTGTTCAGTTCAGTAAACTTATGAAAGTAAGACAAGTAATTGCCGAAGAAAAAATAAAAAACACTTGTGAAATTGCTGAGAACATTATAGAACAAGGAAAGAAGGTTATAATCTTTACGAACTTTACGGATAGTCTAAACCAAATTGTTGAACACTTTGGAAAGACTGCGGTTAAATTGGACGGATCAATGTCAAAAGATGAACGTCAGAAATCAGTTGACAGATTTCAAACAGATGAAAAAATTCAAGTGTTTGCTGGTAATATAAAAGCTGCAGGTGTTGGTATTACTCTGACATCCGCAGAGGCCGTTATTATGAACGACTTGTCTTTTGTACCATCTGATCACTCACAAGCAGAAGATAGGGCATACCGATACGGACAAAAAAATAACGTATTGGTGTATTATCCTATTTTCGAAAATACTATAGAGTCTATTATTTATGATATACTCCAAAACAAAAAGAACATATTTGAAATCGTAATGGGAGGCAGTCCGCAAAAGGGTGATATCCTCGAACAAATATTAAATGAGATATCAATGCGGAGAAACTTATAATTTCTATGTATTTATCTTTAAAATAACAGAATGAAATTTTCTAAACTCCACAAAAGGATTTCCGAACTCGAAGAAATGATGGAATTTGATGAGGTTATCTCTCGTCAGATTGAAGAATCCGAAGGAATTAACAAACCAATCTTATTAGAAATGAAGAAAGTAGGTATAGATAGATTACCATACTCCTTTTCAGCCCTTGAGGTTTTCATTGATCAAGAAACAATGTCAACTCACTACAACAAACACTACAAAGGATACGTAGACAAACTCAACAAAGCATTAGAGAAGAGAAAAGGTTCCGATATGGAACTTGAACAAATAGTTCAATCAATAAACAGATTTACCGATGAAATTAGAAATAATGCGGGTGGTGCTTTTAACCACGCATTATTTTGGAAGATGTTGACACCAACAGAATCAAGAGCAACAGGTCCTGTAATCCAAAGAATAAAAAAGGATTTTGGTTCTATGGAGGACTTTAAAACAAAATTCAATGAAGAAGCAACAAAGAAGTTTGGATCAGGTTGGGTTTGGTTGGTTCTCACCAATTCAGGTAAACTAAAAATTATGACAACAACTAATCAAGATAATCCCCTGATGGACACCATTAAGGACGGTGGATACCCACTATTAGGTCTTGATATATGGGAACACGCCTACTACTTAAAATATCGTAACAGAAGAGATGAATACATAAAAAACTTTTGGCGGGTTGTCAATTGGAAATTTGTTAACAAAATCTATATTGAAAGAACAGAAAAAAAGTTAAAAGAAAGTGTAAAATTCAAACAAATAATTTCTGAGGGTCAATCAAGAGGTTGTAACAGAAATCAACTTGAGGCATTCAGAGAAGTATTCAACACAAATCCTGATGTTAAATCAACATATCGTAGAGGTATTGATTCAATCCTAAAAACTGTTTATAAAGAATATTGGTACGATCAAAACCAATACGAACCTGATTCTTTTTATGGTGTTTATGATTTTGAACAGCCAGGTAGATCCGTTATTAACAAATTAAATACCAACTACACTTTGTTTTGTACAATAGTAAATGATGTAAACACATATCTACGACATCAAGGGTTAGATGCCATCAATATAGTTGGTCAAAATCCTGATACTCAAATTAAAGAAACTCAAAGATTGGTCAAAGTTATAAGAGATCTTCAGTTTAGAATTTTTGACACAAACTCAGGAACATTCAGTGCCATTATGTCTACTTTAGACGCAAAACACAAACAGGGAGATCAACGTGAATTTGATGCTGTAGTCCAACTAAAAAAGATTTTTAATACTGACGAAGTATTCAAAACTGGTGAACTTGGAAGTGGTGAAGATATGTTGAAAGGTGTGGACGCATTTATGCAAACACCCGAAGGAACCAAAACAATGCAAATCAAACCATTTGGGGGTTATGAAGAAAAGGATGGTAAAATTACGGTATATAAAACCGCACAAGTAAAACCTTACAAAACCGACTATTTGGTTTTCCACAACAACAGAGAAACAATGGTTTTTAAAAACAACAGAACTGAAATTGTTGATGGAAATTATGTTTTTTACACAGAAGACCAAATTAAAGGTTAAATGATATTTATATAGAAATAACTTCAATGGCTGTAATAATTGCTGAACCTGGTAGGACCAAATTATACACAAGAATCAAGCACCTTTTAGGTGCTCCAATTCGTAGTGTAGAGGTTGAAGATGAAATGATGGACTCTTTGTTGGAGTTTGCAATTCAGGATTATGCACAATATGTAAATGATTGGTTAATCGAATCTCAGTGGACTTCATTATACGGATTAGACTTAGATACTCAGTCTTTAACCAAAGCCTTTCTAACCCGCAGTTTGGATTGGGAAACCCAATATACTTACGCATACTCTAAAATAGTAGGACTACAAGCGGGTGGTGATAGTGTCTTGAAAAAAGACTATATTGATCTTGTAGCTGACCAACAGATTTATGAAATTCCAAAAGGTCGTGAAGTAAACGAACTTTTGTGGTTTGCGAGATCAGAACTTAGTGCCGCTTACTTTGATCCATTTATGGGTGGATTTGGAGGTATTGGTTTAGGTGGTGGCGCAGGTTTCTCACAAATGGGTACAACGGGTAATTACTTTATCACACCAGCATTTGATATTTTGTTGAGAATGCAAGACATCACAATGAAGAGAAGATTGATTACAGGTGATTTGACTTACAGAATCACAGCATTACCAGGCGGCGCAAAAGCACTTCATTTATACAACGTACCTGGTGGTAAATTTGATTTCGGAAATATAGCAACAAACGACTATCGTGTTTGGTATTGGTACTACGATACCGAAGATAGAGAAGATTGTTTATCAAAAAATCCTGACGTAGTTAGACTACCATCTGATATTCCTATTGATGAAACAAGATGGGATGAACTTAACTCCCCTGCACAAAACTGGGTAAGACGTTGGTTTACATCATATGTTAAGGAAACTTTGGGTCGTGTGAGAGGAAAGTATAGTGGAAACTTGAAAACTCCAGATTCTGAACTACAATTGGAATACGACTCACTTCTTACCGAAGCAAAAGACGAAAAGATGAAACTTCTTGAGGAACTTTCAGCAAGGTTAGAGAGACTGAGACCGGATAAAATGATGGAAGTGAAAGCCAATCAAGCAGAATCACTAAATAAGTCACTACAATACAGAGCACTTCCAGCAAGTATAATGGTAATATAAAATGACAACATTTAAATCTGTACCGAGCATAAAAATTATCGCAGGTAGAGAGATTAAAACATCCGACTTAGTGGTAACAAACAATTCGGAATACACCACAAATGGAGAATCTGTGGTTGTGTGCCGAGATATTCCCGAATGTAAGGTCTATTTGGATCACAATACCACCGACCACATAACAATCAAAGCGATGACAAAAGTAATTATTTTGGATAATAATGAAGACTCGTCCATTGATGATCTTTATGATGAAATTGAACTATCAAGCGGTGCTTGTGTTGAGTTAAGATACATCATCGATAAATGGTATATTATGTCATCGGATGGTTTGAAAAACTCATAAAGAGTAAATCAAATAGTCACCGTTTTCATCCATCTCATACAACTCATCCTTAGGAATTTGCGTCTTGACCTCATAATCTCCATATATCAGGTCTTTATTTTTTGCAATATACTCACCATTTACTAGTTCCATAGTAGAATCAAGATACATATAATACGGGTCAATTTCTCTGTGTCTCCAAAAAGCAATTTCACCATCGGACAAAGTTAATACTTCATCAATATTATCTTGATCACCATCGCGTCGAGGGAACCCACGAACAAGTTGTGTCTGTGTCTTAGTAAAATATGGTCTCTTTTCAGGATCTTCGACCAAAATTTCATCTCTGATTTTTGGAGAAAATACAACCAACAAAGGTTCTATTCTTTTGTTGAAGGCCGTCAGGTACCGAGGAACATTATATTCACCCAACATATCAGGATTTTGTTCAATGTCTTTTTCGTTTACCAAATAACAATTCAAGAGAAGTACATCACCCTTTTTTTGAACATCCCCGTGTGATTTTCTTTCACCATTGTTCACATAGAAAACCGTATCACCCAATCCTACATTTACACCTGATTTCAATAACAATTCCATATGAGCTTGACGAGACATAAAAGAACCGGATTTGGTTTTTTTTGTGATATGTTGTTTGTATTCCTGAACAGATTGTTTTACACGTGCTTTATTCGCAATTTTTGCTATTGGAATTTTTTTGTTGTAAAGTTTGTCTACATAATCATAGTATGACTCCAAGAATTCGTGACCCTTACCATCCAACAACATACGAAGACCTGAATCCAAGAACTCGGCAACGTAGGTCTGAAGTCTTTTCGATTTGATGGTATTACCTGTAAGTTTTACCTTACCCTTATCGGTCAAAAGGGCATAGTTTTTACGAGCAACGTTAATAGTTGCAGGCCATTGTCCATCTGTATCAAGACCCATCTCATCCCTCATAAAAATGTCGTTGTATTCCGCAACATCCGCCTCAGTCCCAACATATTCCTTTCCTTTTATTACAAGACCATTTAGTCCTTTACCGATGTATCTGTAAGAATATCTTTCTTCAGGGACCGCAAAGTTAACACCGTCCGTATCCATAACCAATGCCTCATAACCACGATTACCAAACCACATAATCATCTGACGCAAATACTGACGACCAGTACAAGTAATCTGTTCACCCATATCCATATCACCCCAAGGGAATACGTGAGGAGCTGATAGGGAACCAAAGAACGCGTTGATAAAAATTTTGATAGGTAACTGTTTACGTCCATATTGTGATGATAGTTTTGGGTCCGTCTTTGAGTATTCTTCCGCAAGGTTTTTGTATTTGATACGGGTATCACGGAAGTATTTCAACATACTTTTCATCGCACCTGTCACATCACACTTTGGGAATACATCGTGAACCAACTGAATAGAAGGATACAGGGAAGAATAGTCAAGTTTTAATACATCTCTCGAGTATCCTACCTGTAGTAATCTTGAAAGACCACCTGTAAATGGTCGTTTCTCACCCTTTGCTGGAATTGCCAAATTGTGTTTGTAAGACCAAGATGCCATAATCATTTTCCACAGAGTTGCAGTACCCATAGTAGAAAGACGCTCATAAGTTGTTGGTACTAATTTCGCAAGAAGGAAGTTTGCTTGATTGAACTCTCCATCAACAATCATCGTTTCATACAAGTCATCATCAAGGTATCGTTCGATAAGGTATGAACCTTTTACTATTTCAAATTTGCCAGGGAATCTGGTTTGCAAGTTTTCAGTTCCAGGATCTCCAACTTTTTTGAATCCACCCGAAAGGGGATTAAAGTAATAGTCCTCCTTCTCAAAATAGATCTTACCTATCTTATCACCCTGAACGTAAACTCGGTTTTCTTTCTCAGCCCCAATAAATTGAGTAATGTATTTAAGACCCCAACTCTTGATGTCAGAATTGATTGCCTGAGCACGTCTAACCGCGTGAGCAATATCAACAATGTTATAACCCCACATCTGTGTTTGAGTATAAGGTTCCATCTCGTTGGCAAGTTTTAAAATACCTTCTTTTTGTTTTAACGGGTGATCGGGATGTAGGGTTTTGGAAATTTTCTTAATGTCCAATCCAAGAATCTGAGCTCGAGTAAGAATAAAGGGAAAGTCAAAGAATGCTGAGTTATAACCACCGACTAGTGTGGGTTTTAATACATCTATAGTTCGGAAAAAATCTTTAATCATTTCACGTTCCTCATCCTCATTTTGTGCAGACAAAAGATGAACAAACCCGTGGTTGTCTTTCATTCCGATAAGGAATATCCTGTCGACCTTAGGGTTAAGTCCCGTGGTCTCAATATCAAATACAAATCGGTGAACCTCATCGTATTCTTCAAAACCTTTGAACAATCTTTTCTGTTTTTGCACGAGATATTGTTCAACAGGAGGTAAAATGGATATAACTCCCGAATTATCACGTCCCCAGGGGTCCAACCCACCATTCTTAAAGAAGTTGACAAGGTTCTGATATGTCTTGGTTGTTTTGATTAAGAAACGAAGACCCAACTCCAAACGGGGGTCCCCGTGCGTCTCTAACTTCTCAATTATAATCCCGTGTTCTGTGATTGCTTGTTTCTGACGATACTTATCACGTCCATAAAAGTTTTTACTATGAAGATCACCAACCCAAGCAAACGGAATAAATGTATCGGGTTTAATCATCTTTCCCTTTTCAGGGTCCTGAATAATCTTGTAAATCTTTGATGTTGCGTAATCGTATTCGAGAGCTACGATATATTTTTCAGGGTCCTCACCTAAGAGGAATTCTTCGATTTCTTTTTGTGATACCATAATAATACTTTTTTTGAGACATTATACTCTCAACTAAGTTGAGATTACTCTTGTCCAATAAGTATAAGAAGTATCCCTTAGGATGTCAAATGATGTTGATATAAAGGGTCTCTCTGATCGGTGCAATTAACTCACCAAATGAGTTTGTAATTGAAAACTCTCCGATGTATCTACCCTTTTTTGCCGTGTCCCTTTTTGTCCACTTGTAGTAAATGTAATATTGTGTTGGAGCATCAGGATTCGTAAGTGTCACATTGGTAATATATGCGTTACCACCCAAAATCTTGATGATACCCGTAGCTTCTTCCTTCATAGAAAAACGAATAACCGCATTGTCCAACTCCGCATTGTACACCTGATAGGCATTTGTCCTTCCATCGTTTACCACCTGCATTAAAAGGAGGGGGGATTCACTATTTTGATTTATAAAAAATTCCACAATGATAAATATTGAACAATGTATTTTAAAAATTTTCCTTGTTCATATTTTTATTTTGGGAAACTAATTATTAAACAACTATAGGTTGAACAGTAAATGTTCCTCCACTTAAGATATTTTCAAATATCCATAATTAACCGTAACATTTTCAGCAGTGTTATTTTGTATTCCAAACACAAATGTATTTGTAGATGTACCTACAGGTGGTGACGCTGTGGATATTGCACCCGCAGTTCCTATAATCTGTGCAGGTATACTTGTTAACAATATTGGACTACCCGCTCCAGTATAATTCCACGCATACTGAACACCAATTACAGGTACATTATTATTAGTTACGCTTACGGTAGCATTATAAACTATTATACCACTTGGTATGTTTCCAAGAACCCATAAGTTATATGTGTTATTAATAGCAACTGTAAAACTGTAGTTATTAGTTCCTGGTGTCACCGTCCAACTTCCTGTAACTCCTGATAAACCTGAACTTCCTGAAGTACCACTTGAACCTGAACTACCACTTGAACCGGATGTTCCATTAGAACCCGAGGTTCCTGATGAACCACTCGAACCCGATAAACCCGATGAACCTGATGTGCCTGATGAACCTGAAGTACCAGAAGTACCACCTCCAACTATTAGAGCTGCTGAGAAATAACTTGTGGAACGATTTGCACTCCCAACAATATCAGTATTACTAGAATTACCATTAAATACTGTAACATCAAGATAATCTGTAGATCCATTTAAATAGATTATTTTGGTATTACCCTGGCTAAGTCCAACTTCAGTTGTTATTTGATTTTGCCAAATAAATGTCTGGTTACCATTTTTACGAATTTGAGTATTATATTGATTGGTCGCTATAGTACCGTTATTCCATAAAATTTCTACAGTTATACTATAGTATCCAGCAACAGTTGGAGTAAATCTATATGTTGAAGCATCCCACCAACCATTTGGATCAAAATCGTCAACAAATTGAACTATTGTATCCGAACTTGTGGGTATTGTTTGGTTGCTTGATAAATAAGATTGTACTACATAATTAGAAGCAACTAACCCTGTTGGAGAAGTACCTGATGAACCTGAAGTACCACTTGAACCTGAACTACCACTAGTTCCTGATGAACCACTTGAACCTGATGTTCCTGACGAACCACCCGAGCCAGATGTTCCTGATGAACCACTAGAACCTGAACTTCCTGAAGTACCACTTGAACCTGATGTTCCTGACGAACCTGAAAATTGTTCAGTCAATGCTGAAAAATATATTTTATTAGTTATTCCTGATGCGTCTACATCATAGTTTACAATAGCCATCAAAGATTCAGGTTGTCCTGATGTTGCTAATGGTAATTGGGATATTGGTAAATTTGGCATTTTATTTTATTTTATAAATATGTTTTTATAGTCCGTATTTGGATTTATCGGCATTATAGTTTTGTAATACTTGAGGTGCAGTTAATGATGTATCATACATTCTTATTATTCCAACCGTTCCTTTGAATGGAACTTGTAACGCACCAGTTCCTGCTGCAACCCTACCCGCAATACCAACAGGACTCGTATTACTAACTTGTCCCACACCAACTAAACTTGTAGTTCCACCTGATACCCCATTTCTATAAACTGTTAGAGTGTCACCAACGAAATCGAACACCGCAACTAGTTGTTTCCAAGTATTCACGGGGAATCCTGTTACACTAACGGAAGGAAAATTACTTCCATCATAAGCGGCAACTAACATACTACTTGTATTTTCATTAAATCGTATTGTATATGGATATCTACTTTCATTATTTAAGTTCCATTTCTCCAATAATTCAGCCTCACCTAAGTTTGGTTGACCATTTGCGGGATTGAACCATATCTCAATCGTATATTGTTGAGAATTTGTGAAGTTTGTTACCCCATTAACACTTGGTATTCTACCATAAGATGAAGTTCCGTTGAAAGTGAATCCACTTGATATATTGTACGTTGGGCTTCCAGATAGAGTAGCATCAGTTGTTCCAACTGAAGTATCCCAAACAGTTCCTGAACCAACATAACTACTTGGTAATAATTGTAGTTGTAGGTTTGATGTTATAATATTAGGTGTGGGTGACGGTGTTGGTGTATTAGTATTAGTTGGTGTTATTGTTGGTGTAGTTGTTGTTGTAGGTGTTGGTGTCGGTTCCACAAATCTTGGAGCCAAATAATTGTATTGTTGTGTTATTTCAGCAAGACTTAATTGTCTGTTATAGAAATACATGTTGGCAACATGTCCCCAAGGTTGAGCAACAATATCATTATTACCCCATCCCCAATGTCTAGTTCCGCCTGCACCCTCATTGATTGTACTTCCCAC